AAAATACCATCACTCGATATCCCATAACTGACTTCCCCTGAAATTAAAATCCTCCACCCCTTTCTCAGGGATTCAACTCCTTAGCTCTCCAGCTATAATACTCTCTATAAGCATAGCATTATCCACTACACTTCTCTCCCTTCTATCCTTCATTTACTATAATAAACAAATAAAATGTTAAAAACTTGTTAAAACTTAAACTCTTCCTCCCATCTCTCTAAATGCTACCCTACCACTCATCACACTCTCACTCCAAGGCTCTCACTACCTCTCCCAACGATAGCCGTGGTCCATGATATCCTAAGTAGCATCAAGAGACGAAATCATAACTACTAAGCCACTCTTCGAGATTTTCGTCAGTGACTAAACTCTCTCAATCACGACTTATTTCGAAGTGGTCAACGAGAGCTTGAACAAGGTCTTTTTTCTTCATGATTGTTATATATTAAGAATCTAAAATGCTTAAATCAGTAAGGATTCAATCAACAAGCAAACGGATATCGTAGAATCCCTTAGAAATAAATCTAGCATATGCTTCTTTGATATCTTCTAAATCATCAGAAGCTTTCATAGGATACTTTAATCCATAGTCGAAAGTTTTGGCACGAAGCTCATACTTTTTGTCTGTTACTCTGTACATTTTTATAAATAGTTATTAATAAAATCACATAATTTCTTTTTAGAATCAGAATTCAATTTAGAATCATTTAGAATCATATTTTTCAAATTAAGCAATAATGCAGAACTAGCATTTCTGTCAATTAATTGATTTGCTAATTGCATGTAGTTTTTTACTAGAAAATCTTGTGTCATGATTGAAAAATATTAAAGATTAAAATCTGAAATATCAATATAATATATATTGACAATAGTATAATACAAATCCCAATATCAAATAAAATATAAATATAAAAAAATGGGATAACTAATAGTTATCGGTCCTATAAATCTGTGCACCAAATCAATTATATATATCGGAATCCTAATTAAAATATATTATATCAAAAATGGGGTAACTTTTGGTTATCGGTCCCCTGCATCCCCCAAGAGCAATACACCCAAAAAAATTTTTTCCGGTCCGCGGCGGGCTGGCTCATCTCTACTCTGGAGGGGTATAGTGTAAAAGAGCGAAAAAAGAGTAGAGGGAGGAGTAGGAGAAGTATGGATTAGAGTAATGATAAGAATTTCCTCGGGAGGGGGGGTAGGATAGGAAGTGGAAAGAGGATGGGAGCTGGTTTTGAGAAAGAGTAATTAGGAATTTGGGAGGGAGGAAAAAATTGCAAGGGTTGATGGTTTTATGTTTTAAATAGGAAAAAAAGTGAAAAAGGGGGTTTACTTTAGGAAGTAGATTGTTATAAAGTAAGTGTACAGGGTGTGGAAAACGCATGATGTACAAACACTTCTAGTTACTCATCTTAGTAGAAGTTGAATCGTAGCGTTCTTGAGACGTATTCGAGAAAGGAAGCTTATTCGGGGAGCTTGCAATAGTTTACCCGAAAAGACTGTTGTGAGTTCCTTGGATAAGTTTTTTATTATGATGAGTGGTTAGGAAATTTTATCTTTTTATTAGGATGAGTATGACAAGTATGGAAGATGATTTATTTGCTTCTTATAGGAAGTATAAGGCAAAGATGGTAGATTCCCCATGATATGAGCCGTTGTGACAGAGTGTAGTTTCTAAGGAGATGGTAGAGGATAGTAAGAAGAAGAGAATAAGTGATTATCATAAGGAGTATTACAAGAAGAACAGGGAGAGGATAAGGAAGTATCAAAGATTATATGATAGGAAGAGGAACGAGAATTGAAATCACAGATGAGACATGATATGAAATCAGAAGAGGGTTTATGAGTATTTATTAGAGCAGTATAGGAAGTGAAAGGATTCGCCAAGGTGAACGGAGATAGCTAGAGCGTTATGAATCTGAGAGAATTCTGTGTATACAGCGATATTTAAGTTAACTAAGAAGTGATATGTGGGAAGGGGTTCGTATGGAAGGTATATATTATTAAAATTTCCTGAGAATGAGCAGATAACAGTTAATGATATAGAGATAACAGTTAATGATATAGAGAACACTATTGATGTTTTGAAGGAAAGGAGTAAGGATGAATGAAAGTTATTTATGACTACTGAAGAAGATTATAATAAGTTAGTTCATATGAATGAAGAATTAAAGAAAGAGCTCGGAGAGGTTAGGAAGGAGAACGAGGAATTGAAGAGACAGGTTGATAATAGTGTAGGACATATAGATTCCTTAATGAATTCTAATAGTAATTTGGAGGAGAAGAATTTATCGTTATGTGGTCAGATAGAGGAATTAAAATGAGTAGTAAAAGTTTTATTAAGATATTTTCAATAGATTTATATTATTAATTATTTACAGATGGAAACTATAAAGGGAGAAGAAAAATCTGAATTAGAAAGAATATCAAATTATTATTTAGAAAGAGCCTCAAATGGTATAGCTGAAAGCTGAGAGAGAAGTATTATTTCAGTATTAAATAACAGACCACGATATTTAAGGTGGATACCTAAAAAATTTTATGTTAAACACTTTATAGAGATACATTATCATAATGCACGACCTTTAGTTTTACCTGTAAAGAATTGACTAAAGATAGAAACAGAGCTTAGAGTTTATGATAAGTTAAGAAAAAAATATGTAGAAGTTATTTAATCAGATTTATTTACTTAATTTAATAACCTATGGAAAAGAAAGAAAAAGAATTAGAAAAGCTGAAAGATTTTAAGTTATATGTTTTTGAATGAGATGTATATGTGAAAGCTGAAGATTATAAGAAGTTAGCAATAGAAAATAAAAAGCTGAAAGAGGAAAACGAGATACAAAAAAAGCTCAATTTATGAGAAAGAACGGAATACTTAAAATGTATAGAAGAGCTGAAAAAAGAAAATGAAGAATTAAAGGAATATAAATCAATGTATGAATGACTTTGTAAATAATTAGACTTTTATATTAAAAAATAATTATAATGGGAAAAGTAGATTTATATAAAAAATGTAGAAAATGTGGTAGGATTTTGATTCCCTGAAGATTACGGTGTGATAATTGTAGAAAAGAAATAGAAGAGGGGTTAAAGAATAATATAGATAAACCATTTGAGTATTATTTTAGATATTATATAAAACACAGATGAGACAAACAGAAGGATGAATTAGTCGAGAATGAGACTGATTCGAGGTAAAGGAGACGTTGTTTACCTATTCAGAGGAAGAACAAGAGGAGAATAGGATAGCGAAAAATAACGCTGCTTTGGTGTTAAAACCTAAATTTATACCTGTGTATCCAGAAATGTTACACCATGGATATAGCTTAATTGAAGCTACGGTATTTGGATTTATAGAGTTTTTTCTTTGTAATAATGAGAGATTTTATTGCTCCAATGAGCAGATTGCAGAGATGTTAAATCTTAGTGAGAGGTCCATAAGTGCAGCAATTTCGAGACTTGAGGGGGATGGTCTGATTAAAAACAAATATAAGATAAAGGCTTGAGGAGGTAAGATTAGATTCATCGAAACGCAAAAAACTACGGTTCCGAATCGCAAAATATGCGAATCAGAGTCGCAAAATATGCATGATATATATAATAATATAATAAACAATAATCTATCTATATCTAACGATATAGATAATATATCTTATCCCCAAGAAAAAAATTGATGACCCATTAAACAAAAATCCAACATCACGCCACAAGAACAAACCCCATTCCCAGGCCCTCTCCCCGAGGAAGTGCAAGAGTTCTTAAAGGATTCATATGAGAAATATCCTAGTACAAAGTATCAGATAGATAAACAAGGTAGTAAATATTTCATGACCACTATAAAAGATTTTAGTAAACTTTGTCAAGAATATGGACGTGAGAATGTAGAAACAGTTCTTAGATTTATTAAACAAGATGAGTTTCGATGTAAACAAATACAAAGTATAGGAAAATTAAGAAAGAAAAATAAAGATGGAGTTCCTTATATAGTTGTAATTATGGAAAAAATACAACAATTTAAACCAAAGATTATAGATTTAGATAATATGCAATAGAAAAATGGCAGACCTAGCAGAAAGTAAACCTTTATACAAGATTACACTCATCTCTGGAAGAGAAATAATCACATCTGTTTCGATGGATTTGATAGAAAAAGCTATGGCTACATCAAAAATGATAAAAGCTGCTTGAGTGTTAATCAATTCTAGTTCTATTTCTACAGTAGAACAGTATAGATGAGATGATATAGACCATTTTCTAGTATGAATAACAGACCCTATTATGAAAGATAAACTACAAGAGATAATAAAGGAGAGAAAATCTAAAAATTTACAAACTAGAGGTGTAGAACACTTAATGCAAATTTATACCGATAGATATGAGAAAATAAACAACGGAGAATGTAATGAATGATAAATTATCTAGCTTGAAGTATCTACCGTTAATTCTAGCGTTTTTGCTCTAATAAGTAATTAATAAAACTTATGATAAAATTTGTTTACTTTTTCCCAAGAAAAGGTATATTAATAAAAATCTTTATCTATGATGATATTGATAGATGTTAAGAGATAGATGATGAAAGATTCTTTTAACAGAAGAGCATAGGGCAAAGATTTGCATGGATATGATATGTGAATTTTTGCATTTATGGCCTGATTATTCTACTAATAAACATCATATGAGTGTAAACGATTATACATTGAAGCAGTTTCAGAGTTGGGTTGGTAAGAAGATACCGTATAACCCGAGAGATAAGAAGGCAGAAAAGGCAAGAAGAGAAATGTTTTTATCTTTAGAGAGGGAAGATGATAAAACGTAGTAAAGTTCGATGAGACCCAAAAATTTCTTCTCGTAATGAGAGAACTGCTTTTAATAAAAACGTGGAAGAACATTTCTTAGAGTGAAAACCATTAAATTATCAACATAGTTACAAAAATAATTTTGCGTATACTTTAGAGAGACGTAAGTTGTATGTTAAGGTAATTGATTATATGTTAAAAAATCCGTTTGAAAGTTTTCGTTCTGTTGCGAGAAAGTTTGGAATACATAATAAAACTGTTTCCGAAATTTTAAATAAATATCCTAAAATCAAGATGCAAGTTAATGAAAACAGGGAAAAAGAGATTCTTGATATGTATGAAGATGTTTTATATAATATTGCTGAAATAACGCATAAAAACATTGAGAAATACAAGGAATCTGATGAAAAACTCAGAACAACTGAGTTAAAGGACCTTTCAACAATTGCGAAGGAAACGCAAGAAAGGAAGAATTTAGTAGAGTGAAAGCCTACAGAGAATCAAAATATTAATATTACGTTTAACTAATGGATATAGATATTAAGCTAACAGATAATCAGAAAAAAGCAATGTCTGCTTTACAAGATGCTGTCCATACTGCGATATGATATGGAGGATGAGCTTGATGATGAAAATCCTTCTTATGAGTTATTTGGGTCTGGTTAATGTGTGTTAAATATCCAGGAGTAAGGTATGCGTTAGTTAGGGACACGATTAAAAATCTAAAGAATACTACAGTTGTCTCATTGGAAAAATTCTATGATATATATAATATTCCAGATGCAATGAGATGAAAGATATCAGAACAAAAATCATTAATAAAATTCCCTAATTGAAGTACTATTATCTTGTTAGAGTGATGTTATTATCCAAGTGACCCGTTGTATAATAGATTTGGTTCATTAGAACTTACTTGAGCATTTATAGAGGAATCTGCAGAAGTACCATTAGATGCTATTAAGATTATAACAACCAGAGTATGAAGGTATAAGAATGAAGAGTATGGAATCTTAGGTAAGGTGTTAGAAACGTTTAACCCTAATCCATGACACGTTTATGAGAGATATTATAAAGGAAAGGGTTGACCAAAGAGTATATTTATAGAATCATTGGTATATTCTAACACCTTTATGGATAAAGGATATATCGAGAATCTTGAGAATGCAGATGAGAGTATAAAGAAGAGATTATTATATGGACAATGGGACTTTGAAGATGATACATGGATGTTATTTAAGAAAAAAGATATAGATAATCTATTTACAAATGAACAGAAATGAACAAAATACTGTATTGTAGCAGATGTAGCAAGATTTGGAAAAGATACTACAAGGATAAGTTTACGGAAATGAAATACATGGAAGAGAGTCTGGACTTATAAAAAGAATACAGTTACTGAAGCTATAGATAGTATTCTGTTTATTGCTTGACAATACGATGTTGACCATAGGGATATAATAATAGATTCGGATTGAGTATGATGAGGTGTTGTTGATGGAATAAGTTATGCTACAGGATTTATCAATAATGCTAGTCCTATAGTTACAGGAAGTAAACAGAATTATGCGAATTTAAAAACTCAGTGTGCGTTTGAATTAAAGAAGAAAATTGAAAACGGTGAAATTGCTATAGATTGGGACCACGACAATAAAGATAATGATTGGCATGATTTACAACAAGAGTTACTTAATACTTACATAGATGAAAAAAGTTTGGATGGAAAAACAAAAATAGAATCAAAGGAGAAGATGAAGGAAAGAATAGGAAGAAGTCCAGATTTGCTTGATACGATGATAATGAGAATGTATCCAGAATTAAGATGACAAAGTTATGAAATGGTTGAAGATTATTTATATGCTATTGACAGGTAGATGAAGAAAATTAAACTAACTGATGAGTTAAGACAAAAAATCTTGAGTGAGTATGCTCATTGATGGGAAGCTAATAGAAGTAAAAATGAGCTATTTGAATCTCAAAAGGATTTATTTGCTACAAAAAAGAATGACGAACTTTTAAAAAGTAATTTATTTTGGAGTATAAAAAGAACCGTACAAGCTACCTGTATAATTAACGAACCAGATGTTTTTTGGGAAGATATGGACCATGTATTTCAGCAAGAAGCTAGAAATTTTTCAAGAATGTATAAAGCAGATTATTTAAATAATGGATGGGATTTTGATAAATATATGGGAATAGATGATGTATGTAAATATTGAAAATTTGTTCAATTATTCTGTTGATGGGATAAAGAAAAGAAAATTCCTATAATTGAAAGAATAGACCCAAGATTTGTTTATCCATATAATGATGGTTCTATTTTAGTTAAGGATTATCCGTTCTTCTGATTCGATAGAATTATATCTAGACAAGAAGTTAAAAATCTATGATTCTCAGCTGAACGAGTAGAAAGAGTAATTCAAAATTATAAAGAATACGTCGGATGACTTCAAACAGAATCAGCATTTATGAGAAATATAGGAACATTCTATAACCCAGATACTTGAATGGTAACTATTCATTATCATTATACAAAAATTGATGATATATATTATCTTGTAATGATGATTTGATGAATTATAATTGATATAAGGGATATACCTGAAACGAAAGGAAAAAGAATTCCAATTGCAGTTACTTGATTCTCTTATAATTCAGCAGATTGGTGGTGAGAGTCTCTTATTGATATTATAGAAGATTCTCATAGAACAGAGCAATTATTGCTTAATCTATATAAAATTAAGGTTACAAGAGAAGCTACATGATGAAATATCTTCATAGATGAAGAGATATTTATGAAAAATCGTAATGCTCTTAAGAATCAATCTATTAAAAATAGATGGTTTCCAGTAAAAATGAGAGATATTACTAAACCTATTAATTCTATGGTATATGAATTACCACAAACTCAAGTTTCAGCAGATATATATAATTCACTTACAATGGTGAAAAATAAAGCAATGTCAGAATCGTTTGCAAATGCTTCAGCTCAGGGACTTGGTTTAAGTGATAATTCTAATCCTAATACAGCTACACAGAGTAAAATACAGAAAATTAATGCAAATATGATGACAACTCTTCAAAATAGCATTATATCTTATGGAAGTAAAGAATTTGCTACTCTTTATAGAGAGTTTATATTATATCGATGGAGGGATTCATCAGAAAAAGTAGTAAGAAATCCATCTAATGGTATAAGTTGAACATATATTAAACTTACTCCTAAGAAAATCAGATGAAATTTTGCTATAGTAATAGAAGATAGTATCCTTAGAGAAATAGATTTTGAGGAAAAGAAGAAGGCATATACAGAACAATATAATATGTTAGTAAACGACCCTAATACACCTAGTTTCTTATTAAGAAATATAAGAAAATCTATAAATTACTTTAGTTGATTAGATGAAAATGAAGTAGATTCTATGAATCAATTAGATTTGGAAGAATATCAATGTAAGCAAGATGTATTAATGTTGAATGAAAATCAGAGTATATATATTCCTGTTGATTGTGATGTTCAAATGAGATTATGGTATTATAACAAAGCTAAAGATACTAAAGCAAAAAATAGAGCTATTGAAGCATTGAAATATATAGTTTCTCAGAATTTATGAGTTCAACAATCCTCTATAGCACAACAACCTCAAATGGCATGAGGATTTCCAGGACAGGACCAAGAAGCAATAGCTTGAATGATGAATCAACCAAGAGCACAACAACCAAAGATAGAAAATCCATTAACTCAAGCTGAAGCTGAGAAAAACTTATTACAAGTTAATTGAATGCAATCTATATAGTTTTTAAATTCTAATATATTAAAATGGCTAAAAAAGCTAAAAATGTAAAACCAGTTGAAGAAGTTAAACAAGAGACTCCAACAGAGACTCCAACAGAAACAGAAACTCCAACTACATCCGGTGTAGAAGAAGATTCGCTTTCTGAAAAAAAATTAGAAAAAGAAATTAAACATGTGGAAGAGGAAATGACTGTTATTTGACATGTAAGAAGTAAGGTTTATCAAAAAAGTTCTTTTATTAAGACTAAAACTTTAAAAACTTTTCCTACTTTAAATCAATTACCTGAGGATATTAGAAAATATCTTACTAATAAGTGATGGGGAAGTAATGTTTATTTAAAATGAGAAGAACGATTATTGAAACATAAGGCAGATATGAACATGATTGAGAAACTTAAGAAGTTTTTATCTGACCATTATTTATAATGCGAAAAGAGTTAAGAGAGATAAACGAGATGTTTACTCCAATAAAAGAAAGAGAAGTTATAGATGATGCAGATATTGTTAGATATCAAAAAATTAGAGTTGCAAAAGAGTATTTTAACAATCTAATTAAGGATTATCTTAAAAAAAATCATATATCTATAGCTGAAATCACAAAAAAGGATATTAATTATCTCGGAAAAAAGTATAATGAAAAGGACAGAGAGATATTAATCCAACAAGTTATGTATCATTTAGAGACTAGCTTTGGTAAACCTCTGAAACGAATAAAAGAAAACGATAAAAGCGCTTTATTTAGAGAAATTGATTCAGATGGATGAATTAACTCCTGAGCAAAAAAGACTAATATCGAGTCTTGAGAAGAATGAAGCATTTCAACAGCTTCAGAAGATGGTAGATGAGATTTACGAGGAGACGAAGAAACAGATAGTAGTCCAAGCGGATAACTATTCAGCAGTAAAATCTCATGGATATACTATTTATGAAATCTTATGAGCATTTAATAACTGACTTAAGACTTTCGAAAACATTGTTCATGATATAGCTCATGAAGATGATGTTGAAAAAGCCGTAGAGGAAGTAAATAAAAGCGAGGAGGTAGCTTAAATCCTTCCTGAGCAGTTGGGACTCGTTAATCCCTAATCCGGTGGCAGTAGAATCCACGTATTTATATTCTATTCTAATATCATGACTGATATTGACTTACAAGAGGACTGAGAGGAAAAGAAAGAGTCCGGTTATGCTAAACTCAGAGCTAGCTTAAGAGAAAAGTATGAAGGACAAATTAACGACCTCGAAGAACAAGTTGCTAGTTTGAAATCTGCTAATGCTGCAACTAAGAAAAACTTCTTTGAAAGAAGTCTCAAAGCAGAAGGTTATGAAGGTGACTTTACTCAATTTGCTGATAAGTATTCAGACTTAGATGTAGATGAAATGGTTGCCCTTTATAAAGGTATGAATTGAGTAATTCAGAAAGAAGAACCTAAAAAAGATGCAGTGGAAGAGAATCAATTAGGTAGCAAAAGTGTCCTCTGAACTAATCCTACTGAAATTTCACAGGATGAATCAGTAGATAAGATGGACGGAAAAGCTTATCTCGATTATTTAAAAAGGAATATGTGACAGTTAGGATTAGGATAATTTATATCTTTTTAATCCTATTAAACAATGCCTAATACAGTTTACGCTACTAATACGATAGGAAGTACATATAAACAGAATGTTACTACTAACGTAAACAATCCAGGAAACAGTAATGCCTTTACTCAAACAGATTTCTTGGAAACTCTTTTGAGAAAATCATTCCTTGAGAATGGAGAACCATCAACTATCTTTATGCAACTTTGAGAAGCACCTATTTCTCAGAGATGATATAAGTCAGTTACATGGCCTAGATTAAATCCTATGAAAACTCCTCTTTCAGAAGCAACTCTTACAGAATGAGTTATTCCTGATGGACATGATAATGTTGTTACTACTTATACAGCTGACCCAATCTTGTTAGGAGACTATACAAAGATTACAGATGTATTAGATATGGAAACATTATTGGATATCATAGCAAGACAAGGAGTTGAATTATCTCATAATGCAAAGAGAATTATAGATGAACAAATCCAAATGATTCTCAATTCAGATTCAAATATTCCTGTTATTAATGCTGGAGATGTTGCTGACCCTTCAGATTTAACAACTTCTGATGTTATGTCATTCGACTTAGTATTGAATGCTATCACTTATTTAACTTCTCAAGGAGTTACTAATGAAAGATTCAAGGTTGTAATGCATCCAAATAACTTCAGAGATTTCTGTAAAGATTCTGCAACTAACACATGGATTAATAAAGTTATTTATGATAACTTCAAGGGAATTCAAGATGGATATGTAACATCTATTGAAAACTTCGATATCTATCTTTCTGCTAATATTAAACCATTAGTTATGAACGAAGGAGAAGATACAGAATTTAATATGTATCCTGCATATGCTCTTAGAAAAGGTGCATATGGAACTACATCATTAAGTGCTCTTCAAACATACTACAAACCATTTGGTTCTGCTGGTATTGCTGACCCATTAAATCAATTGGCAACAATTTGATGGAAGGCATACTTCGGATGTGCAGTTCTAAATCCATTCTTCATCGTAAGATTGAATTCAAGAGCTTCTACAGATTATGAATGGCAAAAAGCTATGTCTTAGAATACTTATACACTATAGGCTGGGTAAAACCAGCTTATAGTAATAAATATTTTATTCTTCATATATAACATATGGCAAAAGTAGAAGATAGAATAAACAGTTGGGCTAAATGAGAAGTAAGATGAAATAATCAGATTAATATGGATGTTCTAGTTAAGTGGTATAATAAATGATTACGTATTTTCCAAAAATACCTATTAGAATATGCTTCTTGATTATTAAATACTTCTGTTAGATTTCATACAATCACGAAAGGAATAGATGAATATGAACTTCCTTTAGGAATAGAGAATGTTCAAGATTTCTATTCAATTATACAATTAAGAGTAGCTTACAAGACCGATAAATATAATAGACCTATATATAAAGTTTGTAGACCCATAGATTTTGGTGAATATAATATTCAACCTATGAAAAACTATCCAGAAACAGGAGATGTTAAGCAACAAGGTTGAAGACAAGTTGGAGCTCCATATATTTGGAGATGAATATCTATGCAAAACCCTAGATATGTGTTTATATCAAAAAATAAAATAAAGATATTTCCTACTCCTATTGAAACTATTTCTATGGGGATGTCATTAACTTATAATTATATAGAAAAAGAAGTTGATAAAGATACAAATGAAGATAATTTAAATCTACCTTGGTATTTTTTCGATGCAATAGAAGATTATTTAAGTTATCAGTTATATCTTAAAGAAAATCCAGAATTAGCAGATGTTTATTTTCAAACATTCCAAACTACTCTTCATGATAATATATATGGATTAAATAGAGACCAAAGAGAATCAGAAGAAGAGATGATGAATACGTTTTATTTCAGTCATAATTAATAATGGCGTTAGGAGTTCAAAGAAAAAACAGCAGAAAGGCACAAACTATTAGTCAAGTTTCTTGGACTGATGGTACTTCTCTTGACCCATATTATTGATTAGAACATAGTTTTCAATATTCAAGGAATATAAATTGTGATGATGAAATACATTGATTAAAATTAAGTCAAAAAGCTATACGTTATGATGATACAGGAGATGCTAAATTATGAAAATGTCAATTAGTAAGTGCATGAGATATTGGAGTGATTGCTTTACCTGTATGAAACGAATCCACGAATATAAGGGTGTTTAATGAAGATAATTTTGATACAGGTTGAGAATATATAGGTGGTTGACGTTGAGGTCCTAATTGTTGTCCTGGAGTTGTTTTTCAAGAGTGATTTTGGTATTGAATTTGGGTACCAGATAATAATCAACCCATAGCTGGTATAAGAAGAATACAATTATGAGCAGGAACAGTAGTATGAGAAACATTTATACCACATGACCATACTAATACTTCAGATGATGCTATAGCTGATGAACATGATGATAACGGAGGACGTATGCATTGACCAATTACTGCTATACTAAACTATAATAACTCAAGATTAGTTGTAGCAGATGGACAAGATATTTGGGTATATTATCCAGAATTAGATACACTTCGTAATGGAACTCAGTGACGAAAGAAAACTTTATCATTTGAAGCAGGAGTCGACATAGTTTGACTAACTTGTACATTTGAATATTTAAAGATTTGGTGTAGAGATGAGTGATGGAACTCTAAAGTTTATTACTATCAAGGTAATAACAACTTAAGAGATACTTTTGTTTATAACGTAGTTGATTTATTTGGACAAAGAATAACAAGAGTGTTTTCCATAAATTCTGTAGATTATTATATAACTAGTACGGATGGTTCAGATTGATATGTTAATTTAAATAAATTAGTATGAGTTACTCCTATCCAATTATTTAAACAAAGAGCATGACTTACTAAGTATGATGTAAATCGAAAAGCACCATATTTTGTATGACCTGTATCTTTAGATGCTCCATATCAATCATGAAAATATTATATAGCAGATAGATATTGAGTATTTTGTTTTGATTTTAATCCTCAATGATATGATACTTGATATATGAAACGAGGATTAAACGATTACGATATTGATACTGGAAATCCAACACTAAATGGAAAAAGAGTATATGGAAGTTGTATCAATAAAAACTTTTTATATGTATCTGATGATGATTGATGTTGGAAGATAAGAATATACGACACATGAGTTGATTGATATCAAGATGCAGGAATTCTAGTTTCTAGAGAGTTTGAAGGATTAGAAGGTTGAACAATAACTAAAATGTTGGAATCTATTAAAATAAATTTTGAGTTAAATCCAGTTACAACCGGAAATGGTACAATTGATGTATATGTAAGTCCTAATAATTTGCGAAAGGATACAAATCTTTATGGAAGTACTTATAAACTACCAAAAGGAACTTGATTACCATTAAATATGGAAGATTATTATGATAATACATCTTATGATTGATGGTTTCACGTTATGCACATAGACCAAAATAATATATGAACAAGAATGGAAAAATCAGAACTTATTAATAAATTAGGACCTAGTTGAATTTCAGCTTTTGAATTTGATTGGCAAACGATAACTTATGCTATAGTAATAAATAAAGGAACTCAAGAAAAAGCAACACCTATAGTTAGACAAATTGATATTAATTATTATACAAAAGAAAAATTAAATGATGTTTATAATCTAAATAATCGTAATTAATGAAACGAAGACAGGAAGATTTAGAACATGAATATCTAGCATTCCCACCAGAATATCCGATTTCTGAAAATGAAGCACATTCAACATATGATACATTTATTAAACTTAGGGATACAATTATTTATTCTGATAAGGTTTACGCAAATAATGCTGGAAGAAGTTTGATTATATGAATAAAAACATCATGAGAACCAACTTGAACTATAGAAATACGAACACCAAATATCTTTAATCAAAAAATTGAACAAACTTGACCTGTTACTCCTGTTATAAAGGGAAAATATATAAAAGAAAATACAAATGGAGCAGAAATCGTATTATGATGAAGATATAGATTAACCCATAAGGAACAATTAGAGTGATTACAAAACACGCAGATAACAAGAGTAATTGGATATATATTACAAAAAAAACAAAACGGAACAGAAATACCAAGAGCAGTATTTGATTGGTCACGAAATACTGTTTGAGAGATAAAAAGAATAACATCTTTTGGTACAATTGATTGTGATTTAGAGAAAGGTGATATTCTAGAATTACATGTAGTTGACCAAGATAATGTAGAAATCCCATTATCACTACGACAACCAGATTCTAATCGATGGACAATAGAATATTTAGATTTACCTTATAATGTTTAATAAATGGCAGATGTTAAAAATCAGACACCTATGTTAGACCCAATAGCGTATAGACCTGAATATCAGGCAGATTTAGGTTGAGCTGTTTTACAAAATGCAGATATGAATCTTAATCAATATGGAGATGATAGTTCTGCTGCTAATTATAACGACCCATCTAAACGAGGTTGAGCTAATCAGAAATTCACAGGGGAAACAACTAAGAATTCACAAATTGCATATGACCCAAATATGACAATAGATAAACTTGACCCTAATTATAAATATGGTTGAGCAGCACAAATAGCTAACTCTAAAGAAGCTAATTATATTGCTTCTAGAAATGATAATATTGCATCTGCTTTATATAATGCTGGAACTACTTCTCGAGATGATGTAGAAGCTTTCTTAAACACTCAATCATGATTCTTTGATTCAAATTTCAACGAGAGACAGAATACAATAAATAGTATTTATAAAAGATTAGGTGATTATCAAACTGAATTAAATAAAGAAACACCACCAAAAGAGACTGAAAAAAAAGATGTCAGAGCAGAAATGGAAAAAGATTTAACTCCAGAACAAAGTAAACTATATGGAAAAGTAACACCAGATGGAGGAGTTACAACTCAATGAATTAATCCGTTAACTGATTGATATGCAATTAATCAACAAATAGTTCAGAGTAGAATTAATAAAGTAGTTGCTTTACAAAACATGAATGTTAATGATTTAGCAAATATTGTTTATTCTGGAACTACTCCTTATGGGGAAACAGCTATGAGAGATTGGAAAAAGTATGACCCAGCAGGATATGCAGAATATGAAAAAACATTAAAAGCTTTATATGCACAGGATAGAGTAAACTCATTAACCCATTGAGCTGCTCCGGAAAATGAAGTTAAAACGTTTACTAATTCAGTAGACCAAAACATAGAAAACGATGTTAATAATTTCGAAAAAGATAACTCTGGACCAGATTCAAAAGAATGAGCAAGTTATATACTTAATTTAAAATTAGAATCAGATGAAGCTGCACAAACAGCAAAACAGGAAATGAATAACATAAAAAAAGATGTAGCAGATATAGAAGCACAAATTGAAGATTTACCTAGACTTGCTAGGGAAAAATTTAAATGAGATACTCCAGATTATTTAGTTCAAGCATATATATCTAATAATCAACAGAGATTACAAAGAGAGTTAAGTAAATTAGAATCTAGATATAATGCAGCTGCAGAAATATATAAAACGGAGATTGCAGAAAAACAACGGGAAGCAGAATTTGAACTTAAACAAGCTGAATATAACAGAGCTATGACAAATGATAATTTTGATAGACAATATAAAATGACTAAACTTCAACAAGATTCAGTACAACGAGTTGATGGTATTCCTTATCAGTTTGATGCAGCTACTAATAGTTATATTCAATTAGATGATATTACTGCGATAACTCAATATAACACTAAAGTAAAAGATATGATAAATTATGGAAAAAGTATTATATGAGTTAAAACTTGATTAGAATGTGAATGATATACTGATAATCTAGCTGAGTATACAGCATGAGTTAGAATGGTATGAGCAAATGGTGAAGCTTCAACAACTGCTGCTGAAAAAATAGCTTATGCTACTGGTTGAGGTTATATAGATGAAAATGGAAAAATCGTTTATGGTGATGCTGATGTTTATGATATAATTCCACAAGTATGAGATATTGCTATTGGTGTATGATGACCTTATGATTCAACCTGGGGACATACTATGTATATTGATAGCGTATGGACTGATGCAAATTGAAAAATAAACTTTCATTATACAGCTACAAATAAATCAAGTAAGGATTGAGAATATACAGTATGATACGAATGAACTAAAACGTTAGATGATTTCATGAAAAATGGTTGAGTTTGATTTTGGAATCCTTATAAACAAGCA